ATTGCTTTTATTATCATTTTTGTGAACTAATGTTATTAGCCGGATTTCTGTCTTTTATCCTTTTTCCAATAGAGATTTTAATGAAATCTCTGTTGGTTTTGTTTTGCGGATTTTCCGCTTTGTTGTTAGTTTTCACAATGGCCGTCTGGCCATTGCTTTTATTATCATTTTTGTCATTTTCACCTGCGCCCTTATTGGTTGTGGGGGTGGTGACCAACGCACACTTCTTGGTGGCGTTCTTGTTTTTCGTTGTGCTTGCGTCCTCCCGCGCCTTTATTCGGAGAGAGGTCAGCCTTATCAACAAGGTTGGTGCTCAGCACGCACTGTGGACTGATTCTTCCACTTGGGACCACTACTTCGGTGGTGCACCTTTCAGGTTTGTGGTTGCATCATTCGATGTGGAGGATCCCAAGTTGATGGAGCAATTCCAGTCCAAAGTGTTGTCTCAGTTTATTAGCAAAAACGACTACAGCAACTATTACCAACTGACTTCCATTGCTTGGTCACGGTTTATCATGAATGTTCACGACAATCTTATGCCTGGTCCGAAAGTATGGTTGCTATTCCTGCTGTGGTCCTTAAATGTGTTGATTGCGGCGTATGTAAAACCTCTCAAGAGAATTGGTGCCGTTTTCAGATACTACATACTGCTCAGTTTCGCCATTTTCAGCCTTAGCCCTGGAACTGTCGTGTTCGCCATTTCAGTGTTGTTCAGGGTTGTGAACTTCATGGTTAGCATGATTTCTAAGGATTTCATACTATGGGTCAAATGGACATTCACTGCTGTCATGGTGGACTTAGCCAATGTTTCTATTGAGTGGAATTTTGTTTCTAGAAAATGGTTAAACAGATCTGGTTTCATTCCATCTCGGGGCAAGTCCAACTTGTTGTCTGTTTTCACGGAGAGCATTGCTAAATTGGCTGTTGTCGTCAGTGACCTAGGCCTACCCCACTATATCATGGGTGGCAAGGGTTCGTACAATGCCGAGCATGTGCAAGAAACACTTGACTTGCTAAAGGACGCTGGTTGGCCAATAAATGTCAATTTGACACAGCCATCCAGGTTTGGTTCCAGCCAGGCATATGCTGATTGGCTTGTGTCAGGCACGGACTGGCAGCAAGGTATTCACAACCGCAAGGTCTATGTTGACACAGCACTCGATCCTTTACGGGTCAAGGCTGTTGAATGGCGCCGCACGGAAGAGTATCGCTCTGACAAGAATGAGTTGGAGTCCCTTGCACGTTATTTCAAAAGTCCTCGGTATAACTACCCTGACCTCGATATCAATGACGTTTGGTTAGTTATAGGCGACATTTTCAGGCATTCAAGGATCACACCAATGAATTATATCATCAAGATGTGGGAGAAGAAATACTCTCTGGGTAGTTTCATGGTTGATCCATCTAATCCTCGGAAGAAATATTCACGATGGAAGTTCATCAGAACGTTAGGTTATGCTAACTTCAAGAAACTTTGGCGGAAAACTTTTGAGTTTGCACCAATGTTGGCGCCAGTGGCGCATGTCTCTGTCAAGGATGAATCTTTGCCACCTAGAAAGTATTTAGCTGATAAGGTGAGGACAGTCGTTGGTTCACCAATAGGGCAGTACATCATGTCCACCGTTTGGAACTTTGCTCCAAACCACAATTTTAGATGGACAACCACACCCATTAAAGTGGGCATGCCGTTGAATGGTTATTGGATGGACTATGTCTATTCAAACCATGCACGGTGCCAAATTCACTATGCTGGAGACATGTCTGATTTTGACTCAACACTGTCAGGCAGTGTCCTCTCGATGATCTCATCCATCAGGAAGAAGGGATTTGAGCATCACAAGGATCGTGATCGTATAGCTAGACTCATTGACATCAATTATAAACAGGTGTCCGAGCAATTGCTTAATACAACATCTTCCGGGGACATTTACCGTAAGGGCACAGGTCTCACGACAGGTCACTCTTCAACCAGCATGGACAATAGTGTCGGGTTGGTGACATTGTATTTACTTGCGTGGAAACAGATAACTGGACTTTCTGCTAAAGAGTTTAAGTACTACAATGAGCTTTCATGCTTCGGCGATGACCACATCCTAAGCATGGCAGGCAATAAACCTGCCGCATGGAACTTTAAGTCTATCCAATCCGCCATGTCCAAGTGGGGTGTCACCAACAACTTGGAAGCTACGGGTCCTCTGGAGAGTATTCCATTTCTCTCGAAAAGGGTCAGGGGCCCAACACCCAAGGACATTGCTGATTTTAACTTAGCTGGCGTGCCACATCCTAGGTTTGCTGTTTTTCATGATCGTGACAAACTTGTGGGCAAGATGGTCGCCAAAGTGAAAACCATTGCACCTGAGTACAGGTTGAAGAGACTGGTCAGCTATCTTTCGCTAACTGCTCATCATCCTGATGTGTATGAGATGGTAGTTGCAATTATTAATCGCACTAACACCTTCAAGAAATACCTGCACTCGCCACAGAACCCCAAGGGTTTTGTAGTTCCTAGTTATAAAAAGGTTGTTGCTGATTGGTATAAACCAGATGCACGGTTTCCTGAAAACATGATTGATGAAGTTCAGGAACAATACCATGTGCAAGACTCTATCATCACCTATGGTGGACTGACTCCACTTGATTCTATTCTCGGGGCCCTTGCTTTGGTCCCGGATTTCGTGAACCCAGCAATCTTTAACATGGGATACATGACATCCTTGCAAAGCAAATTGCACAAGACGATCTCTTGGCCTGTTCAATTGTTGTCTTTGTCCAATAAGGCTTATGGTTCAGCAGAACTTTCATATCTGTTGCGAAAGACTGTCTATGAGTTCATCGACCCAACAATTGCTGTGCATGTCCAGCATGACGTCAACTACTCTTCACTCCTCATTCGCCACTGGATCTTTTTGTGGTTTAAATCAACACCATTCAAAATGCCGGAACTATTTCCTGTAGCTTCTGTTTCTCGAAAGGTGGCGCAACTTCAATTCATACTCAATGGCAAAGTTCAGCTGGATTCCAGGCGATGGTCTTTTCAATTACATGATCTTGCTGTCATATCTTTTCTGAGCTTTGTTTGCATTCCTGACTTGTTTCCTCAAGTCAAAGGTGTGAGCTTTCCTGATGTCAATCTGCTTGTGGAGCAAATGCTCTATTATGGGCAGAATATATTCTGGAAAAATCTTCCACCAAATTATGCTGACACAACCAAGCACCTAAGAGAGCTTGATGGTGACACTTCGCTTGTTATTTCGGCACCCACTGGGTCAGGCAAGAGCACTGCCCTTGTGCGTCATTGTGCTATTGTGTGTGGCCACTTGTATAAGAAGATAATTGTCGTGCAGCCCAGGTCTTCCATAGTCCGTACCGTTGTTCCTTTCGTGAAAACAACGATGTCTATGGATGCTTCTGGTGCGACGAGTGGCATGACCTTAGACCAAGCATCAAAAATTTGGTATGTCACTGCACAAGAACTGCTACTCCACCCGTCATGGTATAAGGGTGCTGTTTCAAACAACCTCATCATTATTGATGAGTGTCATATAAGTGAACCAGCTTATGATCTTATCAAAAAGGAGGTTGTGAGTGCGAAATGCCACCGTGTCTTCATGAGTGCGACACCAAATTATTCAGAGTTTGATCCCAACTCAATCATTGACCTGCCGCTCATCAGTGCGAGACTGTACAATGTGCACATCTCCTATGTGCCCCGGGATGACATTGCAACACGGAATGATTTCGTACGTCACTACACTTCTGATGTGTTGGCAGCATTGCACACACGGCCACAGAACTCTGTCATTCTGGTGTTTTGCACCACGCTTGGCATGTGCATGCAAATGAGCGAGCAATGTCCACGTAAATCGTGTGTATTGAGTTCTGGCACTCAGACCGTGCCCAACATCTCTAACGGTATGGTGATTTTCTCAACAAGCGTTGCTGATGTTGGCATCACTCTCCCCAACGTAGACCTGGTTGTAACTTCAGACATTGGCTTCACTATTGCTCATGATCTAGACGGTTCAAGGGAAGTGTACTACAGGCTGACAAAGTCAGACATCACGCAGCGTGCTGGCAGGACTGGGCGGACAAACAATGGTGCTTGCATCGTGATGCAAACACCTCACGCCCGTTTTGTCACTGATTTAGACTCTATTCGATCTAAGTCTAGTGTGTTTGACCTAATTGTTTCTGGTATACCAATCGAGACAATACGCCATCAGAAACTTGATGACCTCAAGTCTCTGTTAGGCTTGTCTGACCTTCCTGAGGAAAGAGCAGCAGCCACATTGGATGCATCTTTGTTGCAGTTGCAACTTTACAGGTCCAATCTGGAGCCTTTGTTACACGAAAGGGCGAAGCTCATGGAGTTGGAAACCAATGATGGTTCAGCCCCACGCCCCATCGACAATGCAAGGATGGGTATTTTGCTTGACACCTCAACCATTTCCAGTTCTGACCTGGTCAGGGCACTGATATCTGTCGTGTCAGCCCTTGGGCTAAGAACAACTGCAAATCATGAAGAACGGGAAGCGCTTGAGAAAAAGATCAGAGAGGACTCCCTCCCTTTGATTGGCAACATAAAATCACGCCTTCCCTATCCTGATCCTGACCTAGGCGAGTGGGGTTTGGCCCCTGACACCTTGGAGGATTACTATCATTTCCATGGCAGATGATCTGCTGTTATTAGAAGTGTACCACCTGAAGAGGCTTCGCGAAACAAGTGACGCTTGTCGTGGGTATGGCGTCAATTAACAAAGACACGCAGTCTGCTTCGCAGACACCACCTCCGGGGAGTTACCCGGAGAGCTCAAATGTTAACAGGTCACCTTCGGTGGCTTCCACTTCGGTCGCTGTTTGCGATGAAGTGAAAGCAATACTTGATGAATCTAACATGGTTAGTTGCACCTTTAAGGGTGAGCCTGCATGGGCCATCAATAAGGATAGCTGGAAAATTGTTGAAGCCAAACTTCTTAAGTTACACGAGCGTCAAGGAAACAGCGTGCCTGTCTCTGAGATCGCTGAGTTGCAACGTGAGTTGGCTTCCCTTCGTTTGAAAGCAAATGATTTCAAAACCCAAAATGAGAGGCTTGAGTATGCTCAGGCCAACCTCACAAAGGCTTTGAATCATGCAAAAGCAAATGAAGCTAAAGCACGAATTGAGTCTCAGGATGGTCTGGCCCTCCTTAGCAACACGCAAAAAGAGCTCAAGGCCACCCTGGCAAAAGTTGCTGCTTCTAAAAGGGAGTACGACATTGCCATACGGGAGGCTAAGAGGGCGGGGAAGCCTGAGGATGTTGACATTTTAATGTCAGACAAGCGCAAGCTGTCTGCTGATTTGTCAGAACTTAACAATTCTTTGCAGCAGACTAACGCTGACAGGAAGGCTATTCAAGACAAGCTCAAACGTTTCGAGAAACAAGTGCTTGACTTGACAGCCGAACTAAATGCAGAAAAGAGCCGCAATGAAATTAAGTCTGGTAAACCCGGTAGTTCATTCGCTGAGAAGGCGCGTGGGGCTAAAGAGTCCACCATTAAACTCTACAACATTGCTTACTCGAATTTGCCATCACTGGCCAAGACTAGATTTGAAAAGATCAAGGATTGTCCCACTGATGATGAGAAAAACACTGTCTTTTGGCTGAAAGCTGCTTTTGATGCCACAAAGCATGCAGTTTACCGTCCATATAAAGTTGTCTTTGACGGTCTGGGTGATGATCTGAAAGCATACACTGTGCCTTCTAGGAAGGCTTTTGATCGCTTTTTGATCGCTGTTAGGGATTCTCTGCTCCCTACAGGCCAGCCGTTGACAATGGATGATATGAACGAATTGCTAGGTGACATTGAAATTTCCACTCTCAAGTTGAATGGTTCCTTCAGGGCCAAAGGTTTCAAAACCCTTAAAGACCTGAATGACCATGACTTGACGTTGGGTGCTCCTGATGCTTCAGACATTCCATTTAAGCTTGTCAATGGCAAGCTTGTGCCTCTTGATGGCCATAAAAAGCCTTCAGGGAAAAAGGCGCCTGAAGCCCCCTCTTTTGAGGAAGATGAATTGGCGGAGCTTCCACCTCCTTACCCCCCATTGCCCAGCAGTTCAGAGTCTAGCTCTGACGACAGTGATGATGAGAATGATCCTACAAGCTATTGGATCAAAGTAAGGACTTGGCTGCACCTGCAATTCGATTCAATGAACAGTACAATTCGAGAGTCACTCAGGAAAAGGCCCAAGCGGTTGACCCGTTACTTTCGATTGTCCACTGGCAACATTTTTCAACGATTCTGCCTCGTGCCTTATTCCTGGTATATATGGGTTTTCCCATAAAAATTTACAAGTTACTAAGGTATGGGTGGACTCTTGAAAAAGATAGTGCCACCGGACGGTACATTTACGGCTCCATTCCCAGGGCCACTCTCGACGCTTACGATTTGTGCAAATCGTATCTTTGGAGAAGCGTCTCCAAAGCCCCCAGCAACTATTCCAAATTTGTTTCTGGGGCCCGATCAAAATTTAAACACTTCCAGAAGAAGCATCCTATTATAACATTGTGGGCTGTCAGTGTTGTGTCATCTGTGGCTTATGTTTGTGGGGTGTTTATCGTCTGGACATTTTGTTTTAAACTTTTGAAATTCTTTCGTTTGTTTTAGGCTATAATGCCGGGGTTGGTTATATGGAGCTGTACCGAAAGATCAGCCTACCCTTCTTTTTCATTTTGTTTATTTATAAAAAAAG